GTCGTCGTACTTGTCAACGAATACACGGCTGTAGTTGTCGGCGTCTTTGAGGCTGATTGAAAATTCCATGATGTTCTCCTTGGGGGCTGTGCCCCCGGTTGTTAAATGATTTTTCTGGGTGAGGTGCCAACGATGCGGCCATCGAGAGATATATGCAGCACTGAGTTGAGCCTGTCGTATGCCTCCAGGTCTTCGGGCCACTGCATGGCACGCTCCAGCTCCGCATACTTTTTTTCGGTCAGCTCGATGACCTTGCGCTGTTTGCCATCAGGCCCGTAGGCCACGATTGCATTGGTGCTTTGCTTTTTCATGGCGCCCCCGATTAACGGCTGGTGGTTTTGACAGAGAACACAGCGGTGATGCTGGTGTTAGCGATGATCACATCTTCGGGGATGTTGCAGACCTTGGCGATAGCCTTCCAGTCGGTAACCTTGCGGTTGGCTTCCACGACAGTGGCTTTGTAGAGGTTGCCCTCAACGACCTTGGCGCCACCGGCAGTGGCTGCATCCTTGATGCTGTCCTTGATGGCGTCAGCCTTAGCGGTCAGCTCAGCAATTTGAGCCAGCAGCAGGCCCAGGGTATCAACTTGGGTCAGGGAGATGTCGTTTGCGTTCATGGTAAGTTCCTTTGGGTTATCGTTCCGGTCTCGTTGACCGTGAGTGAATTATAACTGAGTTAAATTTTATGGGTCAAGAGGTTTGTTAAAGAAACCCCACACTTTGGTGGGGCTTTTCTTTTTTACGCTGCTACCAGCTCCTGAATCTCCTCGACATTCACCACCGCCCCCTTCAGGCTTGCAAGACCATCAGCCAGGGTCCACAGGGCGCGGTTGAGCTTGACGTTTTCGGTCACGCCGCCAACACCGCGGGTATGGGTGCGGCGACCAGTGGTGGTGCGACCAGACAACCCGCCCTTGAGCAAGTTCTCTTGCACGCGGTTGAACACGGTCCACAGGTCAGCCTTGTTGTCAGCCCAGCGGCGGGTGCGCAGGACTTGGTCGGCCTCAACGGGAGCCTTGTCATCCCAGCGCAGTTGCAGGGCGGCGTTGGCAAACACCTGCTGCTCTTGCGGGGCCAGGGTGATTGCCTTGTAGGTGTCGATGCGACCAGCAATCTCTTCCACGTTGTCCAGAACGCGCACAGCGCCCTCGATGACGTTGTCAACCACGTTGCCAGAGTGGCGCACACGGATGTCGTTGCAGATGTCGCCGGCAATCAGGCCGTTGGAGCAAACGAAGCGGAAGAAACCAGACAACAGTTGGTAGGAAGAGGTGCCGTCGTGGCTGTTCAGCAGGATGATCTCAGGGACTTCTTCCTTGCTGACGATGGTGGACTCGTGGCGCAGGCGCACGAGGTGCTTAGTGTGCTCACGCTTGGAATGATCGCGCACGCGGGTCTGACGGACCTCGAAGGGCTGGAAGCCCTCGCGGCGCAGACCATCAAGAACGTCGATGGTAGGGATGAAGGTGTAGCGTTCGCCACGAGACTCGTGAGCCTCGCTTGCCAATACGCTGGGAGCGTAGTGGGCAATTTGCTCGTTGCTCAGGGGAGCGTTAGAGCGATAGGCGGATTGGTTGGAAGAGGTGCTGTAACGGTACATGGTGAACTCCTTTGTTGATACCGGTCCTGCTTGTTGCAGTGATTGGAATCTTAACACAGTTAAATTGTCCGGCAATAAGTACCACAACTATTTTCTAGGGACTTTCCCTAAGTTCTCATGTTTTTTACAACAAGTTCGATGGTGTCAGCCAGGATGTCCCACTCGTTGACCGAGTGCCGCTTGAAATCATCCCTGGTGCCGTGCCAGCCCTTGCTCCCCGTGTGGTGCTCGGGGCACAGGGGAATGACCAGCCAATCACTGGCTCTTTGGGCTTTCCCGACCCCTTCCCTGGGGTGGTGGAGCTGAGCGGGGGTTTCGCCATAGCCTAAACGCCGGCACAGACCGCATCCCAGCCCCGCCACGGCGTTTTTCCAGTCTCGGACATCCATAGGTAGCCTCCCGCCCAAAAAATCGCTCAGAGCGTCATTTTGATCTCTGACCGCTTGCTGGCTTCCTGGCTTCGCCACACCTCAATCCGGGCTTCGGCGGCAATCAGCATCCAGCGCAGGTTTTCCTCGATCTCCACGGCTTCCCGCAGGGCTTTGAGGTGGCGGATGTACTCGTCGCTGGCATAGGCTTCCCGCTCCTGGGCGTTGGCGGCGTTGTGACCAGCAGCCAGGGCATCCTTCATGAGCATGGATTTCAGGCTCTTGCGGTACTCTTCGCAGTAGATGCGGTCGGACTTTGCCTTGGCGTACTCGCCCGCCTTGGCGATCATGTAGTCCACCGCGGCTTGGGGGTCAATCAGCTTTTCAGTCATACCGCCTCCACCCGACCGTCACGGAAATACAAATTGTTGCCTCTTCTGCTTGGGTACTCCAGATGGTCATCTGCCCCAGGTCTCTCAACGTTTTTTCTCAGCTCTGCACCGTCGTAGGTTCCCGTGCCCACCACCTTGCTGGAGTTGGGGATGCGATGCTTGATCTGCCCCAGCTCCATCAGCTTGTCCTGCCCAGAGGGAGTCAGGAAGTATTTCATGTCCTTGCGCACAGCAAACCGCTCGTTGATCAGCGGCACGATGATTGACGCCTCGAACTTGGACATCGAGTCGCTGAAGTTGATGGTTTTCTTGATCTCCATACCATTCATTGGCAATCGGTACAAACAATCTAATGCCTGATGTATTTTGCTGTTCTTCGTGAATTTTGAAATCATGTTGCCTCCAGTGTGATGATGAGTTTTCCAGGTTTCTCGCCAAGAATGCGTTGCACGATGATGGGATTGAATATGCGGTCGTTGACCATGAGCGCATCAGCCAAGCCATCAATGCCGGCTTTCGCCGCGGCAAGACAGTTGTCGGCATCGCGCCAGCGTTTGTCAGGCATGTGGAATGCAAGGGTGAGCACGATCGGGTTGCCGTTGTGTTTCCAGTCACCCAGTTGGCTCTTCGCCAGCCATGTGCTCGATTCCCGGTAGTCCAACTTGAGCTTGTACAGGCTCCCCCAATGCTTCCCGCTTGCGCGGTTGGGGAACAGGTCTTTGGGAGGGAAGTCCAGCACTATTACCTTCTTGCCGCTCACGCTCCATTCTCCGAACGAGGTCGTCAAGACTTTCTTTGCCGCGTCTCTTAGCGATGTCATCTTTTACTTGCTCCCACCATGATCGCCCTCTCACGGACCCGACCTCGCCAATCTTCGCTCTGTACCTCCTGATCCACTCCCTCGCTTCGCATTGCTTCATGTAATCCAAAATCTCCGGTGTGCCATAGGGCGAGAAGTATTTCGGCTTCACCAAAGCCGGCCCCTTGACCAGCTCGAACTTGGTCGAGGACTTTCGTGGCTTGCTCATGGTTCATTCCCGCTCTCCCAAGGCTTCTCTCCAAACATCACGCTGGGTCTTGCTCAAACGCTCTCCTGCGTGCTCTCTGGCCTTGAGTTTGCGCGCCCACTCCTTGGGGTCTCTGGTCGCAAACGAACGGACCACGTTTTTCAGTTCCAGCAAGATGGCGTGCTTTTCCTCGGTTGTTAAAGGTTGGGCGTTCAAGTCATGCTTAGTGGCGCGCTCCTGAGCCTTGGCAAAGGTGAGCAGGCTACCCAGGGCTTGCTTGGTAATCAGCTCGTCGGTGATCCTGGGCCATTTTTTGGGATCTGCCCACGCATGGAACGAACACATCCGTTTGCCGGCATCCACCGTCCATTCCATGGGACAGCCGTTGACAGTGCAGAGAAGCCGGTTGTACTCCTCGTTTTCCTTCTGGATTGCATCAACCGCGTACTTGTTTTTGGAATCTGTGTAACTCATTTTTTGTCCTCATGGTATGCGCCTTCGATGATGCGCGGAAACTTACTGGCGGTAAACAGGAACTCGAAGTTGGCTTTCCAGTCTTTGGCTTGACCGGTCAGGAACCTTGAACCTCGAACGTGCTTGAAAAACCATTCAAAGAATTCCAGCCCCTTTTCCCGATCCAGCTTGTCAGTGGTCACCACCTCCCGCCATCTGGCGGCAACCAAGCGCTTTCGGGATTCGCTGACAACAGTGACCTGGGGAAGCATCGGCAAGATGGTGTTGTACATGCCAACAATTTCCGAAATGGGTGCTGCCGGACTTGATCTCGCGGTAGCGAGGTCATGAGTAATCTCTTGTGTCTTGGGTAATGGGTCTTGGGTAATGGGAGCATTGCCTTCGGATTCCGATCGCAATGCGTTCGCATTCCATCTAGCATTGGCAGAGGCTCTAGCCTTCTGCTTTTTAATACCTACTGCTTCAATTTCCTGCTGAACCCTTTGCGAAACCCATCCGTCATCCGTGCGAACGAAGAACTCTTGCAATACGGATGCAATGCAATCGGTATGCGAACGCAACCTGATTTGTCTTGCAACCAAGCCAATATCCAGCGGGATTGGGGATTCATGAAGGTAAGCCCAGTCGAGCAAACGTCGGTAGGCCAAGTCTTCCATCTCGTCGAGATGGGCCGTATGCGACTGATAGTCGCCAATGTTGAATTGGTAATAATGCATTTCCCACGCCTTCAATACCACCCAAAAAAGAAACTTCGGCAGGCGGGGTGGGTTCGCTTTTCGGTTGGCTCATGACTTCCAACCTAGCCGGGTTTCAAAATAGTTTATGCCGCCATCTTCTCCATGTCAACAGGAAAAAGATCGGGACGAAGTTCTTTTGCGCTTACCAAATCCTGGGTTGCGCGCTCGATTGCCAGAGCCATGGGCAGGCTTGGGCGGCGTTTCCCGTGGATCAGCAGGCTCATGTAGGTCACAGTGATGCCCAGGTACTCTGCCATCTCTACCTTGGCGCCACGAGGCTCTGAGCTGAAATATTCGGTCAATGTCATTGTTGTCTCTCAAAAAGTTGTTGGTGGCCCTGAGCGGCTCCGGGCGCTGGCACAGCCTAACGGGCAAGCTCTCTCACCGTGCCTAAGTGCCTTGCTTTCACCAACACGGCTGAAGACTGGCGCAACATCCAAGTCAGCGAACCGACCATCGTGCCACTTGTAACCAATCCCCATGCGTGTTGGTCCTCGTCTCTCCGAGGCGTCACGTCGTTCTGCGGGCTACTGGCTCCAGACGTTCTCATGCCGCGATTGCTCACAACCCACTTGGGCCAGACCCCCTAAACCGGCTGGACGGCAGAGCCTCTTGCGAGGATGGGAAATATCAACAACACTGTGTCAGAACGATCAAACTATATCACAGTGTTAAAACAACACAATACCAATTATTTTTACAGAATAAGGGAAAGTCCCTATCCTTGCTTTTAACAGTGTCATATAATCACCTTGCGTCGATAGCACGCTTTTGAAAGGAACGATATGAAAGTGACACCGTACACGACCGAGACCGGTCTGCAAATTGGTTGCAGGTACACACCCCCACCCCACACCCCTACACCCGAAGAGATCAGCATTCAGTCTGTTCTGCTTGGCGACCGCCAGGGTGACATCCCCCAGACTCTTGCCATCATCATCACCGCGGTCATCGTGGTGTTCTTGATTGCATCCGCCGTCATCAGGGGGGTTGCATGAGTACACCCCAAGAGTATTGGGACGCTTGCCTCATTAAAACATGGCGTCAGTTCGGTAGATATGGGGATGCAGTAAATATGTTTCTGGCAATCACCGGCATTGATTTGATGAGGCATCATGAGGCACGCACAATTTTACGAACGCCTAAGAAATTTTTCCCTTATGGCACCGGCGTGCGAGTTTTTGCCTCTGAATACCTACCCAAAATCAATGATTGGTTGCTGGATCACCCGCCAGAAAAAGATGTGTTGTTGTTGAGAAAGCTGTCTAAATCCAAGTATGACACCGAAGACAAAGCGTATCAAACCGAAATGCAAACCTCAACCAAGACCGAATACCATCAATTACAACGCAACCACCTTAAAGTGGGAATGTCTGAGATTAACAAGAGCAACCGCAACCAATCCACCGACTGGAATGTTGTGAAAGGTCCAGTAAGAATAAAAAGGAGAAGATAACATGAGCGAAGAAGAATTCAAATCCGTCCGCTGGCATGTGTACATGCTCGTGGTTGCCGCCGTCGTCCTGGCTCTGGACGTTTTTGTCTGGAGACCTTGAGAATGAAATTTGAAGACGTCCGGTGGGAAACCACCACCAAAGGCACCCTGGGTTTTGTCATGTGTTTTGACGACATCGAGGAGAAGCTCTACTTCTACGCCGGCATTGCTGAAGGCTTGAACGAGCGCATCGACATCAATCACATCTTTGCTGGTGGCTTCGAGCTACCGCAGGAGGCAGGCATTGCACTATTTTTTGGGAGCTGGGAATGACGCCTCACAACTATCTGCGGCAAGCTATTCCGTCAATCAAGGAAAGCATTAACAGAATGGATGTGACGCCCGCATACGTCAGCAAGTCCTTGGAGCTTCTCGATGAGGCGCAGAAGGCGATCAAGTTTGTTCTGCCTGAAAACGGCGTCATTTTTGACAACAAACTGCGCGGGCTTCCTGATCAACTCAGATTGCCGTACAAAGAAATTGTGATCGAGTATTTTTGCTCAAACACTCTTGGCAGAGCAACAAATCACTTTGGAGAAGACAAGACGATACCCGTCAAGAAGAGGATTGTGTACGCACAACAAGAAGGCGAAAACATCCAGGTTGCCGCGATCGTTTGCTCAACTTTGCCAGAGGGTGATTGGTGGCATGTTTTGCCTTACGTTGTCGAAATAATCCCGCGGTCAAATGTCAGCGATTCAGAAATTATCGAAGAGGATGAAGCCGATAAAAACACATACAAGGTGGATAAGGTTGTTGGTGCGTACTACGACATTGGCGGTGTGGCAAAAAAATATCATGGAGAAAATTGGCAAGAGCATGCCTTTTACAACATGGGCGACGAATGCCAAGCTGTTCTGGGGCTGATCGAGGCTTTGAGTTGTAGCAATGTGGGTGCAACGCGCTTGCCGGTTCGTCACAAAATGAACAAGGGCGCGCTAAAACGCGGAGCACTTCCGTTCGATGAGTACCACATCCTCACTCTTGATGGCCAATCAAAGTCTTCTGGTCAAGGCAAGACTTTTCTGGATCGCAGAAGCCCCAGAGAGCACCTGAGAAGGGGGCACATCAGAAGGCTGGACAACAAAAAAATTTGGATCAACTCCATGGTCGTCAATGCTGGCAATCACGGGAAGATCCACAAATCTTATGAGCTGGAGGCTGCATGAAATAAAAACAAAAGATACAAACCATCATCAATCTTTTTTTCAAATGGAGTTACAAAATGAGTCTTATCGTTCAAGCAAATGAATCAACATTCAAACCCGTACCCGCAGGCATGCACCTCGCACGGTGCTATCGCATCATTGACCTGGGCACCCAGAAGTCAGAGTACGAGGGCAAAGTCAACTTCCTGCACAAGGTGAAGTTTGTGTGGGAGGTGCATGGTGAGGACAGCGATGGCAACGCCATGGTCACCGACAAGGGCGACCCCATGATCATCACCAAGGACTACACCCTGTCCTGGGGCGAGAAAGCCAACCTGCGCAAGGATTTGGAGGCGTGGCGTGGCAAACCCTTCACCGAAGAAGAACAACGCCGCTTTGACCTGAAAACCGTGCTGGACAAGTGGTGCATGCTCAACGTGCAACACAAGCCCCGCCAGAAGGGTGGCGTGTATGCCAACGTGGTGGGCGTCACCCCGGTGCCCTCCGCCATCAAATCCATGGGTTTGCCCAAGGGTCACAACAAGTGCGAGATGTTCATCGTCAGCGATCCTGACATGGAGATGTTTGAGACGTTTGGCGACTACCTGAAGGGGGTCATCGAGGCAAGCCCTGAGTGGCAAGCCTTGAAAGGTCGAGCCAAGCACGCCTCGCCGGCGGACTCTGGCTTTGATGACATGGCAGACGATATCCCCTTCTGATCATGGACGTCGTAACGCTTGTTCAGCACAACCCTGACCACTTCTCAGACGAGTTCTGTGAGTGGATCAAGGACAACGTGCATATCTGGAAAGCGTTCGAGAGGGAGGCGAATGAGGTTCGCGGTCGTGGCAGGGATCACTACTCTGCCAGGACGATCGTGGAGTTCCTTCGCCACCACTCAGCAGTGAAGGAGCGGGGCGGCATGTGGAAGATCAACGACCACTCTGTCCCGTACCTTGCAAGGCTTTTTGTCTTGCTCTACCCGGAGGCTCATGGCTTCTTTGAGTTTCGCAAAATCACACCCAAAAACAAACAAACATCACTTTTCTAGGAGCACACATGACACTTGTAGTACGAGCCGCCGAGAGCCTTCATTGGTACAACCTCGACGGATCCCCCCAATACACGGTGACCGCAAAGGATGGATCCCAGCGGTCCACGACACTGCGAGACGCACGCAAGATGAATCTGGTGCCTTCGGTCACCACCATCATGTCCTGCGCCGCCAAGCCCGGTTTGGAAGCCTGGAAGCTCAATCAGATGCTGTTGGCGGCACTGACCCTTCCCCGTGCCCCAGACGAGCCAGAAGACGCTTACGTCAAGCGCATCGTGGCTGACTCCAAAGAGCAAGCCAAGCAGGCGGCAGAGCGTGGCACAGCAATCCACACAGCACTGGAGAGCTGGTACGAGGGCGTCATGCATGCCGAGTACGTCGAGCACCAGATGGCGGTGGCGGAAGAGGTCAAGAACGTCTTTGGCGACCTGAACTGGGCAACAGAGAAGTCATTCGCCCACAAGTTTGGCTTTGGGGGCAAGGTTGACCTGCACTCCAAGGATGGTCAGGGCGTTGTGCTGGACTTCAAAACCAAGGAGTTCAGCGATCCCGCCAAGGTTGACGCCTTCGATGAGAACTGCATGCAGTTGTCGGCATACCGTGTTGGACTGGAAATCCCCCAGGCTCGATGCGCAAACGTCTTTGTGTCTGTCACCGTCCCTGGGTTGGTGGTGATCAAAGAGTGGACTCAGCCTGAGCTTCAGCGTGGTTGGGAAATGTTCAATGCTCTGCGCATGTACTGGTTTGCAAAGAGCGAACTGGAGATCAAAGCATGAGCGAACTTTTACCCGTCATCATCGGTTTGTGGGTTGTATCCGCATGGATGACCCATGTGATTTTCAGCATCAAAACAGCATCCTGGTTTCTTTTGCTGGCTGGTGCAATTGTGTTTCCCGTTGGCTGTGTGCATGGCACGGGTCTTTGGTTTGGTTGGTTTTAAGGAGTAAAAAATGGAGAACAGAGTCACAGAAGAGCAAATCAAGAGCAAGATCAAGTCAGAGGTTTTCTTGGTCATGCCTGATTGCCGAACAACCATTTGCCAGTTGATCCTGGAGAATGGCTACACAGTACACGGCTACTCAGCCTGCGTTGACATTGGCAACTTCGATGCGGCTCTTGGTCGCCTCTATGCGTACCAGGATGCCTTTGAAAAGATCTGGCCGCTCGAAGGCTACCTGTTGGCGGAGAAGCTGTACTGGGATCATGCAGTGCCAGTGGCAAGCAATCCAGCTAAGAAGGCTACCAAGTGGACAACCAAGAGGCGTGGCAAAAAGATCGTTGCCAAACTCGAAACGGCTGATGCGCCTTATGGTTTGAAGAAGGATGGCACGCCAGCCAAAAAGCGCGGAAGGAAGGCAAAGTGAAGTTCCGCAAAAAGCCTGTGGTCATCGAAGCCACACAGTGGTTCAAGCATGGCGATCACGACATGGTATATGAGGTCATGGGAAACGCAGAGGAAATCAATGGCTGGATCGCCATGACCCCAACGGGTTGCTATGCAATTAAAACCCTTGAAGGTCACATGACCGTAAGTCCAGGTGACTGGATCATCAAAGGGATTGCAGGCGAATATTACCCCTGCAAAGACGAAATTTTCAAAGCAACGTATGAAAGGGTTGAAGAGTGAACAACAGAACCAAAGTGCGCGCCATGCAGCGTGAATACATGAACAAGCGCGAGAAGCAAATCGCCAAGGCTGGTGGCATGCCCAAGGGCTTTCGCCAGTACGTCAAACGCCTGGGATCCCTCCCAAGCATCGTAGAACAGGAATATCGGAAGTACCCAGGATGAACCCATATCTCGACATCAAAGGCATCAAGGAAGCCTTCAGGGACGCCCACCTGGAGGAGAACCACAACTTCCTGGAGGAAGACCTGGAGCGCCTCGCAGACGCCTTCATCATGGCGGCAGCACCTGCCATCGTGAAGCTGGAGCGCGAGATGTGCGTCAAGTTTGTGCGCTCCCTCAACACCCATGTGGCTGACAAACTGCAAGAAGTGAGGGGAGGTCTGTGACCCCAGAACAGTTCATCACTGACCTGTTTGGAGACGGCTGGACTGAATCTCAGCTCCCCGTCTTCATGGAAATCCTGCGGCAAACCCAAGAAGATGCCCTGCGGTATCACGCCATCAGAGATGCCGCGACTGGCGATCTGTCCTCGCAGTCAGACTTACGCAAGTTTGACATCGAAGTGGATAAGGCTCGACAATCGGGACTTATTTAACAGCCACTGGCTTCTATGATCCTGTTAAAAATCAACGATGATGGCGAACTGGAATGCAACCTTGAGGAGATCAAGGTGCTTTCAGACCTGTACGACAAAGGATGCAAGTCCGAGGATGCGTACAGGGCTAAGCTCATCCGTCTGGTTTGGGAGCAGGGCTATACAAACGCCATGGATGACATGCAAGACATGCAGGAAAAGACCATGCTTTTGTTTGGTTGTGTGGGCGGACACGCATAAAAAGACCCCCAGGCAACGAACCTGGGGGTGAACAGACCGAGTAAAAGTGGCAACTGCACTCGGTACACGCCGGGAGACTACGGCATGTTTAGGGCAGAGGATTCCCCATCGGGTCCACGTTGGTCAGCATCCTCTGCGTTTGTTCTGGTGTCGCTTTGCGCATTCTGTCCAAGAGCACCAGCGCGGCGGGAGATGCCATTGCCAGCCCACCACCAATCACCCTGGTGGGCAACGTTGGGATCATGGAAGCCACGCTTCCAGCGGCGCCAAGACCAGCAATTGCCGTCCCCGCGGTATCACCCTTCGACCTTCGATCCATAGCCTCCTGGGCGCTATATCCAGCCCCAGCGCCAGCCAAAGCACCAGTGACGACTGGAGACCTTGCCATAACGTTTCCAACGGTTTGTAGCCCCGCCTTGATGGCTTGACCAGTTGTCGGTGCAGGAGTGGGCGGCGCCATACCCGCAAGGCGACCACCAGTGAACACTCCAGGTTGGGGCGGAGCGGCAGGTCCAAACTTCTTGGTAATCTCACTGGTCACTGGACCTTGACCTTTGCTGCGCTGATACGCCGCCGCGGCTTCCGGGACACTCTTCACGCCAGGGCGCTCTTGTCCAGCCCAGTTTGCCGACCACTTCTCGCCAGAGGTGACGCCACCAGGGGCTGCGGGAGCAGCTCTGCTTCCCAACCGATCTAGGATGGCCATAGCACCCTTCTCGGTTGCGCCAAGAGCCGTGCCTGCTGCGGCACCCAATCCAGCCGCCTTGAGTGCGCGGTAATCCTGTTCGGATGCTGGCGGGGGCGGTGGTTTGCCACCCTTGTTGTCAGCAGTTGTCTCTTCAGTCTCTTTTGTTGGGGTCGGGACAAACCCACCCAAAGCCTGAATCTTGTTAACGTAGGACAGCCCCTGCTCCGAAGGTTCACCCTTGCCGTGAAAAAAAGGGTGATCAGGACCGGTGTTGTATGCCATAGCACCCAGAACCGGGTCTTTGAATCGATCAATGTTTTGCTTGAGATACGTCAAGCCAGCATCGATGTTGGAATCAATGCTTTTGATCTGCTTCTCATCAAAACCAATCAGCTTGGCTGTGGAGGGCTTGATCTGCATGATACCAATCTCTCCGGCATCGCCAACTTTGTTCTGGCGCAAACCGCTTTCATTGAATGCCAACGAAACAGCCAAGCGAGGATCAATGCCAATGACTATCGCCTTGTCAACAATCTTGTTGAAATTATCAAGTTGCTCGTCGTCTAATTTATCAATGAAAGAGAGTTGATCCATCATTTAACCCCCAGGCGCTGTTTTGCTGCATCTCTGCGGGCTTGCACATCAGCACTTGTTATGGGGCCAGCAGGCGCCGCGGCAGGTTGTTTGATCCCAGCAACCTCATACGCTTTGCGCTGATAGCTATCAAGAGCCTTTTGATATTCAGGCGTATCTTGAAAATCATCAAACGACTTCTTGGATCGGCGCAAAGCATTTGCCAAGTCACGCTCGTACTCCGCCTTGGCGGTCAAGAGCTTGGATTTCATCATGAAGGCGTCGATAGGATCCCTGATGGTCGGTCCAAGAGAAGCATACAAGCGACGCTCAAAGTCAGACACGGCGCCTTGACCCTTGCCATAAGACTTGCTGAAATCAATTGATGTCTGAGCAGCCAACGAACTTAGCACGTTCAAGTTGTCGATGACATTTTGTGGTGCGCCCAAGTTGGAGAGAATCTCACGCATTTGAGGCACACCAAATCTGCCTTCTTCAATAAACTTGCCAGCCGCCGCCAAAAAGTCCGGACGTTCAAAGTAACCCAATAGCTCAGCAACACCGGGTTTCTTGGCAAAGCCCTCCATGGTCTTGTAGTGCGTGATGCGAGTAGAGGCCCCGCGCCCAGCTTCAATTGTTTGCTGGGTGCGGTCAACTTCAGCCGCAGCCGTCTTAGTTTCCCTTTCCTTAGCCCCGGCGGCAGCAGCTTCGACGTCAGCTTGAGTTAGGATCTTGGGACGCTCTGTGGTTGCGGCTTTTGGACCCTCAGTAGACATGAAGTCTTGCACCCACTGCCTACCAAGACCTTTTTCTCTGGCGGCTTGATAGGAAGAATACTGACCCGGCGTCATCAACTGGTTGCCACCAATCTCAGGCAAGAAGTAACTTGATGCAGTCTGACCAGGAGGAATTTGGGCAACATACTGTCCGGTCACAGTGTCAAACACCGTGCCGTTCATAGCGATCTTGAATCGCTCAGAATTGAACTTGGCTGCATTTATCAGCATATTGGCAAAATCTTTTTGCTCTGGATTACCGGCGGCAAAAAACAAGGCTTCCTCCATGGTGATTGGTCGGAATGTTTGACCATCAGGAGCCTCGCCTGCAGCAGGCGCAGAACCCGCAGCCGGCGCGCCAGGAGCGCCAGCAGGAACGCCAGGGCGTTGACGGCTGACGATCTTCTGAAACTCGCTTGCAGCTTTGTTTCGCGCAGCCATCTCACGTTCAGCCTGCGCCAGTTGCAAGCGCATCTTGGCGTTCTCAAGACCAGCCGCCTCTTGTGATTGCATGAGCTTGTTCACATTGCCTGCGGCTTGACCAACGCTTTCACCAAACGAGCCTGTGGGTCCAGGCGTCAGCATGCCCTGGGCGATGCCAAGCAAAATCTGCTGGGTGTTGTTGGCTTCTCGCGCCTCAAGAGCCGAGGTAATTCTTTCCAACGCCGATCGATATTTTTCGTCGGCGGGATCCTCACCAGTTACGGGCTTGAGAGAACCCGCGGGGATTGCGGAAGATGGTATTGGCATGTTATTGCTCCCAAATCTTATCGGTCAGTAAGTCCAGCGTCGTTGCCAAATCCATCATCTACACCACCCCCGCCACCTCCACCACCACCTCCACTATTCCCATCGTTACTTACTGTTCGAGTTATATTGAACAGATCAGAATCATTGAGTGTGCCGGAATATCCAAACGCCCTCAAAATGTTTTGCAAAGGCGTGACGCCACTGGAGCCTACGCCGGCGGTGTTAAGAGCGCCAATCAGTGTGCCCAAGCCAGTCAACTGCGCCAGCGGAGATGTGCCGTACACGCCAGCCATCGGACCGGTGTACTTCTCGGTCGTGCTCGTGGGAACGTTGTAGCCCTTCATCAGAGCGGCAACATCTGCGGCACGTTTCATCGGCGCATCCAGCTCCGCTTGCTTCTGAGCCTGCTCCAGCGCGCCAGCCTTGATCATGGCGTTCTGACCAGTCAAGCCCAATTCTTGAGCCTTGGCGGCAATGTCGGCTTCTGTGGCGGCGCCAGTACGCTGAGCTTCCAGGTTGCGCAGGGCATTGGTGATGGCGTTGTTGTAGCCAGTCTCCAGCTCTTTGGTTTGCAAGCCGGTCAGGTTGGCTTGAACATCAGCACCCATTTGCCCAAGGGCACCCATCATGCGCTGGCCACCCAGCCCGCCAGTAGAGGTGAAAGCGCCCTTCAAAGCCGGCAACAAATTGCGCTGCAGGTTCTGCTGAGACAGACGAGACATCTCATCAACAACACCCGACTGGAACGGGTTCATCATTGCCTGGATGTTCGCAGGCGTCAGTCCACCAGCGGCTGTGGATGCGGCAGCGGCAGCTCCGGAGATTCCAGGCTGGTATGACAGAGCCGCACCGCTGATGCCAGAGATGCCGGCTTGCTGAAGGGGCGTCAGACCAGCGACAAGATCTGTCCCCGATTTACCAAGCTGGGCTTCACCAGCGCCAGCAATACCAGACAGATAGTCGGTGTAATACTGCGGAGCCGTGGTGGCAACGGTTTTGCTTGTGTTTACGTCTGGGGCGGCAACGCCTTGGAAAATATCCGGCATGATCAAGCCTTTCTATGTTTCTTGCCCAGGAAATCCAGGGGCGATTTGATTTCAGGGGGCAAATCTTGGGGTTTTGCCGAACGAACGTGGGCGCGGATGCCATGCATCATGTCGTACAACTTGTCGCTACCCGCCTTCGTGGAGCCATTCCCAATCGCGGCTACAACGTCCGCAGGGAACACAAACTCACCATCAGCAAGCATAGCTGGGATGTCGTCGCTTTGACCGTCTCCAGCGCCCGTTACAGCGTCTCCATGGCGGAAATCCACCCGAGCCTTACCTGAGTGGTGTACGACGTTGCCAGGAAGCCCTCCAGCGGCGTATTTGCCGTATCTGGTGCCGGTTGTGCCGCCGGTTGCAGCCATCAAGGGTGAGGACATCAACCCGCCGGTGGCAACCTCGGCTTCTTGGGGCATTTCCGAGCCGCTTCCGCCGCCCAAGGCAGAGAAGTAGTCGGGCAAGCCCAGGATCTCATCGATCGAGCTGACGTTGCCGTAACTGTAGTGTGGTGTTTGCATTGGATTTCCGCCCAGGGGTGCCTGATTTTCCCCTGTATCCATACCTCTTGACAAGGCAAGGACCGCCGCCAGGGGGCTGGTGAAGCGGTAAGGGGTCTCTTTTGAGGTTAAAAATTGAGGTTTTAGCTCGGATGCGGTGGGTCCAGCCACGGCTCCAGTGCCAGCAGAACCAAACTGCGCCCCGAATGCGGTAGAGGTGGCATCAAGCCCCGCTCGACCGGTCAAGCCAGAGTAGCCAGAATTGCCCGACGTTCCCGAATACCCAGAATTACCTGACGTTCCAGAATAACCGGAGTTACCAGACCATCCCGACCACCCTGAATCACCAGATGTGCCGGAGTAGCCAGAGTTACCCGACCATCCCGAGTAGCCTGAATCGCCAGAAGTTCCAGAGTATCCGGAGTTGCCGGATGTCCCCGAGTAACCCGAGTCTCCCGATCTGCCGGAGTAGCCAGAGTCTCCCGATCTGCCGGAATAGCCGGAGTCGCCAGAAGTCCCCGAATATCCCGATCTCCCAGAATAGCCTGATTCGCCGGAATACCCAGAGTCTCCTGAGTAGCCTGATTCGCCGGAATACCCGGAGTAGCCAGAGCCACCATCAAGCCCTGAAAGACCGGAATAGCCGGAGTAGCCAGAGGCTCCAGGCTCCGTGCCAGATTGAGCGCCAGATACGCTGGAGTAGCCAGAGTAACCAGATTCAGCGCCGGTTCCCGACTGCGCGCCAGAAACACTTGAATAACCTGAACTTCCAGACTGAGCATCAGTACCAGATTGGGCGCCCGAGACATTGGAGTAGCCTGAATACCCTGATTCGGAGTCAGTGCCGGATTGGGCACCAGAGACGCTTGAATAGCCAGAACGCCCAGATTCCGCATCAGTACCAGATTGCGCACCAGACTGCGCGCCAGATACGCTTGAATAGCCGGAATAGCCAGTCTCTGTGCCTGACTGAGAACCAGATTCGGCACCAGACGCCGCACCAGATTCTGCGCCGGAAATAGAAGAGTATCCAGAGTATGCGGTTTGAGTCCCCGACTGAGCGTCAGACACACTTGAGTACCCAGAGGCGGCATCGGTTGTCTTTGTTCCCGACAATCCAGGCTCAATTGCCTTGGTCACATCAATTGCGTTTTGACCCGCAAATTTGACATACTCTTCCGGCGTTGGGTCTCGACCAAGCACGGCATGGAATGTGTCCATGATGTCTTGGTGATTTTTTGCGGCAATCACATCCGCACGATATTCATCAATCTTTCCGCCGTATAGGTCGTATGTGGCGGCATCGGGAAACCCAATAGCCTGAGCTATCTCATCAGCAGTCGGTTGTGTAGATGCCCCCTGGGATCCCGTTCCTCCTACCGCACCAGTATCCACACCAGTCCCTGAGACAGCGCCCGTATCCGCACCAGATCCCACACCAGTTCCCGCGCCAGCATCAGTACCGGCACTGCCAGCTCCAGCGCCCGAGGTGTCGGCGGCACCAGAGCCTGCGCCCTGATTTCCTGCGCCTTCGCCTGCACCCACTCCAGCACCAGTACCAGCAGCTCCGGTGTCTTGTCCGCCAGCACCCTGTGTATAGGTGTACTTGTTGTCGGCACCAACGCCCTCGGCTTTTTCGTTTGCGGGCAATTTTCCGGAAAGAGCATTCAAGAAATCGCTGACGACAGGCTTTGTTTGACCCTCTTGTAGAGTAACAAGAATGGTTTGACCAAGATATGTGCCATCAGAGCTGAACCTCAAAGTCCTGCCAACCGATGGATCATCGACCTCGTACACACCATTTTCGTCTTTGGTGATTCCAGAGTTTGAGCCTGCGGCGTTTGACAGGTAAGATGCAATCGCAGCCTTTTGCTCATTGGTCAAACCCAAAGGATCAGGCGTTGCCGTTTCTCCGCCAGTAACACCGCCAGGGCCGGCAACTTTTGTGTCTGTGTCAGTTGCGGTTTGGTTTTGCGCGTTGGTGATGGCATCAACAATCTGCTGAGTGCCAGCATCAACCTCTGCCTTGTTCACGCCAGTAGACTTGCTGTCCAACACGCTATCAATCGTGGCTTGATCGCTCTTAATTGCTGCGTTGGTTTGATTGATCGCCTTGTTGATTGACTGCGCGCCTTGATTCATCGCCCAGTTGATGGCGGCTTGATCAAGGGGTTTGTTTTGTAAGCCAGCAGAAAGCTCGGTCACCAACAGGCTTTTGACTGTTGGATCAAGTTTCTTGAAGTCTTCGTTCTGGTTCAGCGCATACGATGTCACGCCGTTGATGGCGGCGTTTGTCAACAACCCTGGCAGGTTGACATCCTTGCCTTGAAGCTGAGCGGCAACAGAATTGCGAATGACGTTCTTGGTCTGGTTGTCCAGGTTGTTGAATCCATCAATCTTGCTCAGCGCGGCATCGGTTCCAACAGACACGGTAGCCGCTTTGACGGCGTCTTCAAGACTTTGTCCGGTCAATGCCGCACGAGTCGCGGTGTTGGCAATCGTGGCGGCGTATTGGGGGTTTTTAGCCAGGAATTCACCAAGCTCACCACCTTGGGCAAACTGTCCAGCAAGCCCGCCCGCACTGGCGCCAGCGTATGTGATCAGCGAGTTGGTCAATGCCTTGCCGACGTCGCCGCCGTTCAGTGTGGTCTGCAGCAGGGTATTGCCGGCAAGCGTTGCTGCGGCTCCCTCAAGACCAAGAGCGGCTCCAAGCTCAGCGCTCAAGCCCTGGGTGGCAAATGCAAGGGCAACAGTGCCCAGCGGTCCAAGGCTATTTACCCCGCTTGTGATGCCGCTGACAATGTTGCGAATGACGCCACCAGGACTGCCGGGTGTGTACGCAAATTGAGTTGGAGCATTTAGGACGGGAGCCACAAAACCGGTTTCCGGATTTGCTACCAATACACCAGAAATGTTGCCTTTTGCTACTTGGTTGTATGTCGAAAACGAGTAGACATTGGGCTGTTCAGTTGGGTGTAATGTCAGCGTGTCCCAACCGGGGTGCTCACCAGTGCTGATCGTGGTGTTGCCGTCTTCGTCCTTGCCAAATTTAATCTTTGATGGATCATTGTTGATGGCATTCATGACTCGGCTGTAAGGCTCGGACTGACTGCTCCAATAGCTTACTACCTTGTTATTTGCCAACTGTTGAGGCGTCAGATCAAGATCTGCTTCAATGTCCTCTGGCGTGACTTGAAAGAAGTTTCTGTTTGCTTCTCCAGGCTTCAAGATTGCATTTGTCTCTTGAACTTTATCGTTGACAAGACCTTTGTACGTTTTCTGAAAAGACAAAGCATCAGACAAATCAACTTTGCCATCATTGTTGGCATCGTATGCAGCATCATAGGGCGATTTGCCCAAATAAACCTTTATCGCATTGAATGCGTTTGCCTGAGCTTGCTGTAACGGATTTGCCATGTCAGTTGCTTCCGGGGTTCACAGCATTGACCAAGGCTTGCGCCCACTCTTGCCAGTCACCATAGACTTGCGGACCAGGAATGCCCTCATTCGTGAAAACGTCAATCGCCTTCAATCCTTCGCCCCATTGCACCCAATCGGTGTCGGCGTCGGGAATAGATAAATTCTGCGCGCCATACAGTTCGCACATGAGGCAAGCCCACGACTGAAAGTCGTGATACCGAGGGTCGTAAACAAGAGCGACGTTGCTCATGTTGAATACCCCCGCTGATCGCCGATGTCAGCATTCACAATGACCTTACCCGTCTGATAGTCACCGCCAAGCGTATTGCTCCGGAACTTCAAGCGCATTTCCCTGCGCTGTTCCCGCAGATCGATCTTGCCTGTGTTGGGCTGGAAAACATAAGGACCGGAGATGTAGTCAGCTTCGTCCGCATACGGAGGTCCAGTGACGTACAGCTCCATCTCACCGGTTTGCAAGAAGTCAGGCTCCAGGCGCTCCAAGTGGATCCAGCGATTTGTGCCAACCATTGATGGCTGAGAAGGACCACCAGAGACCCACCCAAGGTCATTGGTCTCGAAGTAAGACTCAACCGCGGTAGGCGTACTGCCCTTGATGGCGTCAGTGCCAAACTCGTGTTGGTACAGGCTCACGTCTTGCTGAATCGCAGAAATGGTCAAAGAAAAGCCTGCACCACCAGGGATCGAGGCACTCAAGAATTGGTCAACAGCGTAGTCTCTGCCCTGGTCTTGGATCGTCACAGATGTCACAGCACCACCAGAAACCACAATGTTTGCTGTGGCGCCCGTTCCGGTGCCGCCGGTCAGGGATACGTAGTTATACGTACCATTGGTGTATCCAGAGCCGCCAGTGTAGATGGACACGGCATTGATCACACCAATGAAGTTTGACTCCCATGAGGCGTTTATGGGGTAGTGGAACACCTGTGAGAAGTAGCCAGCAGAACGGCGTGCACCAGGGGCTTGACCGGCGTCATACCAACACTTTTCGCGCACGTTAAAAATGATGGCGTCAGTGCATTCCGTGGCGTCTCCGCGGGGATAAAACCACCAGATCTCGCCATACCGGGGAACCTTTGTAACCCACACCTTTTGACGCTGAGCATAGTTCAGGTTGTCAAAGAAGTAGTTCTGGTTCATGTCGTTCTCGATTTCCTTGACAACGCCGTTGTACATGAGGAATCGGTCAACGCCACACCAGTAGTAGATGCCGTCATACTCGATGACGGATTGGCTCGACAGGATAGATGACTGGCTGGAGATGATGTCATACCGCCAGAACTGGGTGACCGCAGTAGTGCCCACGTTGATGGTGGTGGGGTTGTACGACACACGGATCAGGCTATCCAGGCTCCAAAACAAGCCAGAGGGAGCGTTTGAACCACCGCGCACCGGTAGCCCTTGGACAATCTTGCCGGTGGCTACGTTGACCTCGTTGGCGTCGGCAGAGACCCAGTCTTCCAGGTTGCCGGATGCGCAATTCTTGATCAGACCATCATTGCCATACACAAACACATACGGGTGAAGAGACACAACACCGCCGGAGACCGAGATGTTGTTGTCAAAGGTCGCTGTAATCGTGCCGGATGCCGTGGCATTTGCCGACATGGTGACAGTCGTTCCCACAATCGAGACAACCGTGGTGTTTGCGGGGATACCAGTGCCCGTGATGGTTTGCCCAGCACCAATCAAAATGTTTGCGGTGGGGATTGTTGCGGTACTCAAACCGATTGTGGTGGTCAGCGAATTGGTGAAAGTGCCAATTTTGGTCATCGTCGTGCCCGAAATTGCACCACCAAGCACCGGAGTGTTGGTCGAGCTGTCAATCTGAGCCAAATTTTGACCAGGATGCGCCAAAAGCAGGTTGTTTCCCGACCCCGTGACATCGGTGAAGGTGTCAAACTGCCACAAATTCAGCAGACTGGACGTAAAACTGGACAGGGTGAAGTTGTTTACGCCAGATCCAGTGCCGTTGTTGTCGATTGGAAGCACCTGCAAACCCGCAGAATAGCCGCTGAAGACGTTTGTGAAGGCGTTCTGGGGGTTGACATAGATCCCACGGCTTGGACCCGCCAGATTGCCGGAAATCTCGCGGTATCCACCCACTTTTCTGGGGCGACCACGCTGAAAACGTACCCACCGACCGTCGTTGTAAAAGTTTTTGTCGAAATCGGTGCCGTCGCGCTGGACTCCAGGCTGGGTATCAAGGGCAAAAACTTTTTGGGTCATCAGAATGTCCCGCCAGAAATGCCGCCAGTGAAGTTGCCAGAGCCAACAATGCTCAATCCTGATGCACTCAGAGACAACCTCAAGACGCCAACAATTGCCATGTTCAACTGACCCGTTCCAGCTCGGTAGATACCGGTGTTTGGCTCAGACACAAAGCTCAAAGACGGGGCGCTCACAGTGCCATTCAGCAACGAAATGGTGGATGCGCCAGCCTGAATGGTGTTGGCGTTGTAAAAGTTCGTGCCATCACAGATCAGGGTCACCTGATTGCTGGCAGGAACGATCACAGGAGTGCCAAGACCGGTCGTGATGGTCAAAGAATGACCCGCAGCAGTCACTTGGTTGCTGATCACATACAGGTTCACGACAGGCGGGTAAACCACCGTCACATCCCCAGTCAGCGTCCCCACAAACTCCTGGATGGTGTTGGATGCCTCGTTGGCGGTCAGGGTGTAGGTGCCAGTGGTAACCGGCTTGACCAGGGCTGTGAAGTTGAACAGGTTGCTCACGCCGTAGCCAACCGTCACATACGATGACCCGGTGCTCAAAATGAAGGCAGACTCGTTGGGCGCAAAGTTTTTGGTGATGGAGCCATCAAGCGTCTCTGACCCGCTACAGGTCACAGCCAGGGTTCCGGTGCCGTTGTTCTTTAACAAAGTGAACCAGTTGGCGCCAACAGAAGATGCTGTGGGCAAATAAACCGTTCCGGCGCCACCAGACCAAATCTTATTTTTTGCCAAATCGCTCGAACTCAGCGTCCCGCCATTGACCAAAGCACTTGTCGGGTGAGACTGGTTCAGCGTGCCGCCAATCGCCTGCAAACCCAACCCGGCAAGCACAGAGGCGTCAGCACTGGACGTTCCCGTGCCAAACGCAATGATCCCCCATGTGCCGGCGGTATCCGGGTTGTCGGTGATGTAGATGTACTCGGCTTGACCGGCAGCAATCATCACAATGCTGTTGCCATCAAAGTCGGTCACCTCGAAGGTGGTGGAGCCGACGTTGCGGATCAAGGCATCAGTGCCCACCGAAGTCTGGTTTGCCGGCGGCATAGCCAACTGCAGGCCACCAGCGGTGGCTGTGACATCCATGATCCGGGCGGCATAGTTGTCGGTGGCGTTGCCGTTGATCGGCCAAGACAGCGTCGTGTCGGCGCTCAGCGTAATAGCACGGTACGAGACATCAGTCGGCTGGATAACCTGACCGGTGAAGGGTGAGTTGTAGCTCATCTGGTGTTCCTTTAACTATCCACAGCCACAGCTTGGCGGTCTGCCACTCGGAGCTGATCCTCGGCCTTCAGGATTTCCATGGCTTGACCATATAGGGTTTGCCAAAGTTGTACGCGGTCATCGTTCTTCAGGAACGGCATGGCCTGCAACAAAGTGCCGTACAACAAAGCCTGGGGAGCATACTGCGTGAACCAGTTGGTCTGGTTGCTGGAATCCAAGGGCTGGAGGCGCTCGTAGTACAGCACCTCGAAGTTGTAGTCGGCGTCGGGGGTGGGGGCAATCAGCCAGTGGGTGTAGTCGTAGTCGGCGTAGAACTTGGGCACATCCTCCTGGGCGGGGTTGGGCCAGTATTCACGCAGGTACTCCGGCTTGCGAAGCAGAACGGGCTGGCGCTTGCCGGCAACCGTGATGTTCATGGAGACCGTCTTGTGCCACCGGGCGGGCTTGTTGATGACGTTTTCACCCGCGACCATGGTGGAGGTGTTGACCGTCAGATTGCCCAAAAACTTGATCTGGCTGGCTATGATCTGCTCAGCCAGCATGATAAACAAGGGGATCTTGTTAATGGTTGCGGCGTCCGAGCGCTCCAAGTAGCTCTGGACGTTCTCGACCAGCGAATCGTAGGTCATTACAACTGCTGTTGTCATTCTGGATCACCTTTCTTTCGTGGTCTACGCATATTTTATTGCCCTATCAGGATAAAAACAATGCACGCTCGTCAATCCGGCGGTTTTGCAGACCTTTGAGGATTTTCCCCCCTGCCATGCAGTATTTCAGAAGCTCCTCCGCAGCACCCTCTTTATCCCCGCGAAGCACCTTTTGACGAAGCGTCGAACGCTGGAGTGTTCCCAGACCGACGTTAAAACTAAAACTGACAAGACCGTCAAACATACCTTGGGTGAGAGGTATTGGGCAGTACTGAGCCACTCCACGTTCAAACCTTGCAAGGTCGCTTCTGAGAATCCCATCAACTTCTTCCATTGAAAACACCCGGTCATCCTCCGGGCGTAGGGGGACAGACATCCTGTCCTCTAGCTTTAACTTCCCCTGCTCGGGGTACATCACATGACCAACACCGATCGTCCACAGCTTGGCAGGGCAGCGGTACGCCTTCTGGCGCACCCCCTCGTGGTGTTTGATCATCTTGATGGCTTGGGGCGAGACGTTCATTTTCCAAACGCCCGACCACCGAAGTGGAAACTTATGATTGCAGCAAAGAGCGCCTGGGTGTCGTTGTCCCACAGTTGGTCTGCCATGTCCTGGAAGCTCACATCATGGGTAAAACCGTGCCAAACCAGGGCGGCATCGATGCCCACCAGCAGGAAAAAGAAGCCGTAGGTAATCACCGGGCGCACGCTGGCGCGCAAGTTTTTCATCCACTGGCTGGTTCCCTCGTTGAGGGCGGTGTCGTGGGCGTAGATGGCTTGCATCTCAGCCTGCTGGGCAGCGATCACAGACATCTTCTCGTTGGACTTGGTCTCCATCTCCAACTGCTGGGTGTGGATGTTTTCCACCCGCTCCTGGGCTTCAAAACCCAGCTTGCGCATCTCCAGTTCTCTCTGGATTTGTAACTGCGCCAGCGCCATTTCGTGCTTCTTGTCGCTTCGGTCTTGAAGGAAATCCAACAGCTTGGGCAAGCCGCCCATCAAAAAAGAGATCAGGGTTGAGAGAAGTGTCAGCATCATGGGCCTTTCTTGGTAAGCATTGATGCCGCAATTCCCAGCATCGTTTTGGTTTGGTCTAAATTTTCAGGTCGATCTTTCCACCCAACGGTAATTTGACCGAAGAAGCGGAACGAGTCGGGCGGTACAGAGGTTCGGCAGGTAAAGGTAACGCCTTGGGCCATGTACCACAGTCCAATTTCTGACTGAGGTTCTTTATATTCGCTGCATGGGGTTTCATTTTCCATGAGCTTGATAAGGTCAGCATTGTTGCCTGGATTTTGTGAAAAGAGACCGACATCAATACCCTCCACGGATTTGTCTCGACCTTCTTTTGTGTATGCCCGGTACAGCACCCTGGTTCCAAACATTTGATTGACCTTGAAGATTGCCACAAACTGCGCACCGGTTTGCTTAAACAACATGGTGGCAGCATCTTCTGCCCGATCTTCATTGATGTCGGGAATGCGCTTGGATTCTTTGTAGGCACCAATTAGGATGTCTTTGTTCTCGTAGACAAAGTATCCGGAGAACGTGAGAACAGCCATCAAGACGATGGCAAAGAGCTTGAATGGCGAGTCAACATACGCCAGAACCTTTGACAGCGTATCGTTTGCATTGAGCTTGTTGTCGTCACTCATAGTCTTTCTTCCTGCAATCTTGCTCAAACTGCTTACGAAGCTCGGCAATCCGCTTATCCATCTTCTTGGCACGAGCCTCTTCGGTCTTGTAATCAATGAGCAAAAATCCGCCCAAAGTGAGAGCCGCTACCAGAACAGCCATCATGATGACGTTGCCCACCATAGAGAGAACAAGTTTTCTTTGTGTTGCACGATTGCCCAAAGCAACAGCATCACGTACCCCCACACCGCTGTTCCCCCGAGTAGCCATGCAAAAATTCCCCAGTAAAAATCCATCGCCTGCTTTTTCTCTGCTTCCTCAAGCTGACGCTGGACCCTCAACTTCTCCCATGCCAATTTTTGTTCTCGACCAATCTGCTCACGCATCAGCTCAAAGCGTGACCACAAATCTTTCAGCTCTGGAGGTGACTTGTAGATCATCAATTCTTTGATCTCCTGTTGCATGAGTTGCAAGCGAGAGCGGATCAACACCCGCTGTAGCGCCCGCTTACTCACAGAATCCTCGCCCTCGTAGACCTCCTGAGCTTGCTTTTCTTCCTCGTAAAACAACTGCTCAATCTTGTCGAACGCATCAAAGAAGTCGCCAAGCTGATTTCCAATGTTGGAGATCACGTCGTTGGGGTCAGTATTGCCTACCGCCTTGACCTCTGCACGTTTCTCCTCAATCTTTTGAGCCTGAGCCTTGCTTACCTTTCTTCCGGCAAACTGCCGGTCAATGTCTTTCAGAACCTCGCTGACATCACCCGCGGCAGACTTGATGTCCTTGTAGAGCTGACAACCCTTCTTGACTGCCGCTACAGCACCGTTTGCAAGCGCCAATAGCGTCAAAGGGTCCACTCATCAAAGCCCCAAAAGTTTCTTCACAAAGTCAGCAGCAACGCCCGGACCAAATAGCTGAACAATGATGATGACGTAGAGCAAATACTCGATCTTCGTCATGCGCTTGTCGCCATCCTCCAGTCGCCCATCAATCTTGCCGTAACGCTCCGCGCAAATGGCTTCATGCACGGCAAGACGAGTCTCCACAGTTTGTTCAGTCATAAAAAACCTTACAGGGCAGCAATCATGAAAGCGAAGAGTTGGTCATACCTGACGCCATAGCGTTCATGGCGCACACCGCCCTCAACTTCAGTGTCGTAATACTTTGTGTCAAAGTCAGGCACGTCGGCATGATCGGGATTTGATGGGTCTTTTGCCAAGTTTGGCTCATCTCGCGTCCACCACACATCCTTGCAGAACATTGCATATTGTTCTGGATCCAAACCCTGGGCAATAAACGCATCGCGCACTTCTTGCGCCATCACGCCAACGTGAATTCGAGCGTTTGCACCCTTCTCAACAACAGCAGACTTCCACTTGAATTTCTTGATCAATCCCTTGATGGTCAGGGCGACAGATTTCTCAGCAGATTCAAGGTCAAGAATTTGCTCTTTCTCGTTGATGTCAGAAGTGTTGATCGTGCCGGTTACGGCATACACAGTGCTCCATCGTTTTGAAGAGGAGCCAAGGTTGAATGAGCCATCAACCGTGGGCAACAAAGATCCAGCAAATACCCAAGTACTTGCCGAAGAATCCCAATAAGCATCAACAATACCTTGACCATCAGACAAAACAATGTAAGAGCTTCCAGTTCCGGAGATTGGTGCAGATATTCCGGTATTTGCACCAAGAATGGTGTTGTAATAACCAGAGGAAACATAGTATCCAGCGTTATATCCTACAAATGTGTTTCCAGCGCCCGTTGTGCCATACCCAGCGCGCCAACCAACGGCGGTATTAAGACCACCACCATTGCCAACAAGAGAATACAAAGATTGATAACCAACAGCAGTGTTGTTGGGACTGGCCAATCCTGAGACCTGATTGTTGCTGTACAAGGATTGATAGCCAACACCCACATCTCCTGCTGTAGAAGGGGTTGTTCCAGTTGCCCCCATGAGTCTGCCGGCTTGATAACCAACAAACACAAAGCCATGAGAACCATTTGATGCGTTTGCGGCTTGATAGCCATAAGCGGCGTCTGTGTCAGTAGAACTGCCCTGGCGACCATAAACAGTCCCCAAAACCGTAGCAGTTGCCTGGGAGGCGCCAGCTCCTGTGGCACCAGAGTAGCCAGAAATACCCGAGCCAGAATATCCACTGATGCCGCTATAACCGCTGTAGCCACTGACACCAGTAGCGTTTACACCCGAATAACCGGATATCCCGGAATAGCCCGAAACACCCGAAAAGCCCGATGTTCCGGTTCCGGTAGCACCAGAAGTTCCAGATGCGCCAGAGGTTCCAGAGTAACCGGAAACTCCAGATGAGCCACCCCCTCCGGCGGCTCCAGAATAACCAGATACGCCTGAGTAGCCAGATGTGCCCCCGCCGCCAGCAGCACCAGAGTACCCCGATGTTCCTGACGCGCCTGATGTACCCGATGTGCCCGATGTGCCACCACCTCCAGCGGCGCCAGAGTAACCGGATGTGCCGGAATAACCCGATGTTCCAGAAGATCCACCCCCGCCGGCAGCTCCGGAAGTCCCGGAATAACCAGAGTAGCCAGAAGTACCAGAAGTACCAGAAGCACCGCCGCCACCTGTGGCTCCAGAAGTTCCGGAATAGCCAGAAACTCCGGAAGTGCCCGACGTGCCCGAAGTACCAGTTGCGCCTGAAGTACCAGAATAGCCTGATGTACCGGAGGCACCAGAAGTTCCCGATGCGCCAGAAGTTCCCGATGTCCCAGAAATTCCGGAGTAACCTGAGATGCCAGAGGTGCCCGAATACCCAGAGATGCCAGAAGTGCCTGAGTAGCCCGATATTCCGGAGGCGCCAGAAGTACCAGAGAATCCAGAGATACCTGAGAATCCGGATAGCCCAATCAGCGTCTGTACCGTGCCGCTCACATCCTTGTAATAAACCTTGCCATCGGCTACATTGAAGCCAAGTTCGCCAGTGGCAAGACTTGCCGCGGATGGAACTGCCGCCGGAGTTGTGCTGTAGTACAACTGGATTGGTGTTGCGCCTGATTGAGCCATAGAGTACCTCAGTTGGTTTCGCGTATTTTCTCAGCCGCCAGCAGTGATGTCAAAGCAATCATGACCTCATCGGGGCTGACGAATTTATCCGGATCATGATCCGTCGCCTCCCACCACAAGAACTGATTCTTGACCAAATTTGCCCTGTCTTTTAACAGGTTTACATTTTCTGGGTGACCAAAGATGAGCGGATCAGATACCGCCCACAGGACTATGCCACGTTTACCCTCGTCCCACCCAAGATGCTGGAAAAAACTGTCGCACGAAATCCAGGTTTTGCATTCCTGAATCAGGGCGCGAAGCTCGGAAACCGGCAGATTCTTGCGAAAGTCCTGGACCAGTTGCTCCTCTCCATCCACCCCCACTTGCACGACATGCAAGGTTTTTTGCATCTCCTGGACAAGCTCTTTCCAAAAAGGGTAGTTCTTGGGGTTGTTTTTGCCGCTTCTGAGCGCTTTTGAGAAGGGGGAGATGACGATCATAGGTAGAGCTTTCTAAATGCCTTCTCGATGCTTTCAGTCCACTTCCAGCGGTCCATCTTGGCGTAGATGCTGTACGGCTCAATGTCACCAAAGAGCCTGCGCGCTTCCTCAATTGAGCGACCAGGGATGATCTCTGGGTAACAGGTGAAAAGTTCCGGGTTTTTGATGTCGGGCAAGACGTGGCTGAACACCACATGGTCACCCATCCCGCAGTTGAGCACCACAATGGTCTTGTCCCGGTACTCCAGGATGTTCCTGAAGATCTGCTCGTCGTGATGGTACATATCCGCGTTGGTTTCGCTTCGGATGCCACCCGTTGGGCTTTTCAGGTGCCATGTGACGGCGTTGGGAATCACCCACAGGGCATACCCCTTCTGGTGCAACCCGTAGGTGAACAAGGTCTCCTCGCGGTGCGCAACCCTGGATAGCCCCAGGTTGTAGTCGTGGACGCCGGCTCGGTACAGGAAGGAGCAATGCAGGTGCTGGACCTGCTTTGGCGTCTTGATCGTTCCCCACTGGATGTTTGGCTCACTCCAGATGTCGTCAATCCGCCCTGTAGGCTCTTCTTCTGGCTCACTGAAGGGTGGAGTCAGAACCGAGCCTCCAACGGCTCCTACGCCCGTTCCTGCGTATTCCAGCAGGTTTTCCAGAACATTGGCTTCGGGGATGGCGTCATCATCAACCCGCCACACCCACTCATACCCCATGTTGTTGGCGGTTTGGTGGCTGTAATGTTGCCCCTTCTTGGCGGCGTAGCACCACTCCCAGGGGATGTTTTTGGCGTCCAGCATGTAGAAAATCCGCAGGTACATGGGGTCGTTGCGCAGATCTTCTGGCTCGTCGTTGTCATCAAACACCACCAGTTTGTCCACGGGGCGGGTTTGGTTGGCTACAGCCATCAAAGCCATGGGCAGGGTGGTGCGGTAGCGTCCTCGGGTGGCGACAGAACAAAGAACCCTGGTCATTGGCGCACCCAGATCTCATGAGTGTAGGGAATGGGGCGCATGTTGTGCCTGTTACCGGCGGCATCAACATCCCAGGCATAAATTTGCTGGCGGTCCTTCAAGGTGAAGCCAAAGCCTTTGAGCTTTTCCTCCATGATCTCCAGCCCCTGATACTTGGGGTTGAGTTCCAGGTGCATCTCCATGGCAATGATGGCTACACGCTTCATGTCCTCTTCAGAGGCGTTTAGCAAGATGTCGTACTCAGACCCCTCGCAGTCAACCTTCAAGAATACATCGTCACCATCCACCTCGGAGAGCAGTTGATTCAGAGTGATTGAGTAGACATCCTCTGACTTTTCGTGCTGAGAGTAGATGTTGTTGTGCCCACTCTTCTCGTTCAGACCAATGCTCACTTTTTGGCCGGCAACATCAAGAACAACAGCCTTCTTGGCAATCACCTTCCCCTTGAACCCAGCGCGCTCAATGTTGTCAACCAACTTCCAGTGCGTCAAATACACCGGCTCGACACAAATCACCCTAGATGCACCAATTGAGGCGGCAAAAAGAGAGAACGTGCCAATGTTTGCGCCAATGTCAATGACGGACTTGCCTCTCACGGTCTCCACAGACAAGTCATAGATGTTGCCCCTGATAACCTCGTCGTATAACTCAGCCGCTTCTGTGCTTATGTCGCGCATCCAAACCAGTTTGGATTTTGCAGACTCAACATCAATTTTGTCTTTCATCTTCTGCGCAAGCTCAGGTTTGTACTTCTCAGCAAGACGTGCAGAGTTTGCCTGGAAGATTGCACCCCAATCTTTCACCAAAGACTCATCATGCACTGTTCCCTCGCCTTTGTGATAGATTGGGAAGATTGAGACATGCTGAGAGCCATCAAAGACGTTTTGCACTGACTCCATGATCTGGAACCCCGCCATCTCAGCGCGTGCGCAAAAGTCAATGTCTTCAGAACTGCCAACAACAAAGCCCTCATCAAGATACCCAATGACATCAAACACCTTGCGGTCAATCATTGCGCAGAAGAAGACGGCAAATTTGCTGTTCGTGATATCAGAATGCAAGAGAAGGTTGCCAGTGATGCCGCAACTTGGATTGTCAGCAAAAGGCTTGCTCAAAAGGTTGAGCCAGAAGTTCTTCTCCTGCTCAAGCAGTATGGTGTCGTTGTTCAGCAAGACGACCTTCTGGCATGTGCTGACCTTGATGCCTTCGTTGGTAGCCTTTGCAAACCCCAAAGGCACATCACTCCAAATGATCTTGAGATTCTTGCCAAAACCTGTTGCATCAAACTGGTTTCGCAGGCTTTGCAAGTACCAGTATGAGCTATCAATGCACCCATTGGCTGAGATGATCAGCTCAACATCAGCCATGTCGGTCCACTTGAAGAGTGAATCAAGACAAGGCTTGAGGTACTTCTCGCAGTTGTTGTACGTCGGTATGACGATGGAATATTTCATGTTTGTTGCCACCTATTGTTAAAGTTTCATAACTTTAACATGACCCGGATTTTGAGGGCAACATGAATCAACATGCCGCAACCCCACTGAAGAGATTGCGGCACAGGATCGGTCAATTATGCGGGTTGATTGTCTTGATTGAAGTCAGGCACCGGCAACTGGGGGGTTGCTTGCGCTTGGGTCTCTTGAATCAACTGGAAAACCTCTTGATACGGGCGGGTGCCCAGATACTGGAGGATGCCGTTGACCAAGTTCAGGGTCAGCTCAATTTTTTTGTCTTCCATGTGTGCTCCTATGTTATGCCGCCCACGGCAGCGGGGTGTTTTCCGGGGATACCGGCGGTGTGATCAATTTCTTCGTAACTATAACTTGTTTCATCCTTTGTGAGTGTCTTTTTCTCAACTCTGGATCAGACCAAGTTTTTGCAATTTTGGCGCGAGTTGACTCTGAGAGTGGCCTGCCTTTTGTGGCCAAACTTTTTTTCTTGCTGGATTCCTCAGACATGATTCGACCACGTCTTTGCTCTCCCAGCCTCAACCGCAACTCCAAAGGCATAGGCTCTTTCATTTTATAAGTTTTGCCTATATTGTTTGGCGGCTTGCCTTTTTTGGCGGCAGACATTTTTGCCTTGGTTTCGGCAGAATGTTTTTTACCAACGTGAGCGGCCTTAAGATTTTCAATTTGCTCTGGCGTAAATTTATACCCAGATGAACCTTCCCCGCCGTCAGACAAGTTGGACAAAGCAAAATTCAACCGCTTGTATTGATCTATCAACTCATACTCAACAAGCAACGCCAAGTCTTCGTCTAAATCAGTCACAATTTTTTCAACAGAAAACCCGTGCTTATTGGCAACACGATGCCAATAAATATTGCGGCCCGTTTTTTGATTACAACGATAGCCCTTGCCTTTGCCGACATAAAAGACGGCATTGGTGTCATTGCGTCTGTGTTGATAGACGTAATACATGAAATTTTAAGCCCATGGCAAAGGCGTGTTTTGCGGTGACACAGGGGGATTTGCCATTGAATTTAGTTGACCCTGCACGTTGGCTTCGTAGTTGGCGATGCCTTGTTCGCCCAGGTTGTTCTGCACCCAGCCAATCACGATCTCTTGCGTGAGGTCTTGGTAGGGAATGAAGGTGCTTGACTGGTTGGAGTCAAACATGGTGTTGCCACCGATGGATGCGGTGTACTGACCATCAACCCCTGTCAGGGTCCACAGCACGTTGACCACGTAATCGGGGTCCGGCGTTTGCAGGGTGTACATGCGGTCAATTGTCCAGGTATAGGTTGTTGCCATTTTTGAGCTCCTTTCAAGGCTTAGGGTATTTTGCTTTAACGGCTTGGCAAGCCGAAATATATGCATTGATCTGTGTTTGATCACCTTTCACAATGCCATCAAGATAATCACGAAAATCTGGATACTCACGTTCGCGGTCTTGCCGGTAATTCGTAGCAGATTGTTGAGCCTCAATGGCTTCAGCCCGCGCTTTAACCTCTTGCACTTCGGCATCGGTCATAGGGATAATTTCAATGTCTTCCAGCAGTTCGGTGGTGGGCTTGCCTTCGTTATCTGTTTTGTAAATTGCCGACAAGTTGTGGATTTTTCCAGTCTCGTCAGAATACGCCACAAGCTCACCAGCGCGGGTTTTTATTTCTTTGAGCTGCATTTTTTCTTTTGCGCCTTTAAGTCAACGATTTAAGAACTGTCACACCACTAACAGACCCATCTGCATACGCCGCAGGAGCAGCAGAAGATGCGTATGCTCCTATGACCGTGATGTTTGAATATGAAATAGTCGTTGCTGCGCGAACACCAAGCCAAAAAACACCACCAGCAGTAAACGAAACAATGTCAACTCCACCATCACCAAAATTTACACCGCCCGCTGCATTTGAATTGTAAGCACTTGCAACATATACCTGAGCTGCGCGGGATATGTTTCCGCTGTATGAAGAACCTCGACTCCAAATAACTTGACCCAAGAAATAACTCTTATCTACAGTTGCACCGCCAGGAGAAGCTACGCACAAAGCAACATAATGATAGGCGGGGTCTCCAGTACCAGAAATTTGTATGTTACAAAATTTTTCTGCGTATCTGTAAAATCCAGACTCGTTAAAAACAGAACGTAAATAAATGTTGTTATCGTTTGCATCCAAGAAAATGCTATTGGCAACTTTAAAGCTACCGCCGCTAATAAAAAATCCTCTCGGATTCCCATCCCCATCCGACAGCACGATGTAGTTGTTGGCAGTGCGGATGTCGAGTCCACCTTGGTTGCCTGAGAATGAGCCGAGGATGACGTTCTTGGAGCCGGTGGTCATTGCCGCGCCAGAACTAATGCCGATAGCGGTATTAGTTGAGCCAGACGCTTGCAAAAGTGCCGAATAACCAATTGCGGTGTTGTTGCTATAACCGCCAATAATCTGGCTTAATGCTCCAGAACCAATTGCTACGTTGTATGAGCCAGTCGTCTGATTGGACAGGGCGGCATTTAACACGCCAGCAATACCCGAACCGATGGCAATGTTTGCAGTACCAGTAGTGTTACCGTTTCCAGCAGAGTTGCCAACCGCAATGTTGGATGATCCGGTGGTTGTTGAGTAAAGTGTGTTGTAGCCGAACGCTTGGTTGTTGGTTCCAGTTGTATTGGAGAACAGCGCTTGATAGCCAACCGCCACGTTGTTGGAAGCCGTAGTGTTGGAAGACAAAGCAGCAGAACCAACCGCTACGTTGTAATTTCCACTACTAATGTACCGCATTGCGGTATCACCAACCGCTGTGTTAGCCGCACCAGTGGTCATGTCATAGCCAGAGGCTGTGCCGACCATCGTGTTGCCACTGCCCGTGCCAGTTCGATTGGCGTTCCATCCAATTGAAATATTGGAACTGCCCGTTTGGTTACCATACCCAGCACCTGTTCCAACAGCCACGCTGTAAGTGCCTGTGGTGTTGGAGTACATGGCTCGATAGCCAATGGCAGTGTTTTCAGAGGCAGTGGTGTTAGCCTGAAGAGATTGATAACCAACAGCGGTGTTGTTAGAAGCGGTGGTGTTGGCTTGCAAAGCCCCTACACCCAAAGCAACGTTATATGACCCAGTGGTGTTGAAACGCATTGCAGCCGCAGTGGTTCCGTCATACCCGCCTATAGCAGTATTGCTTCCCCCGGTTGTGTTGGCATACAAAGCACCTTGACCAATTGCAATATGGCCCATGCCTGTTGTAATGCTGTACCCTGCACCGCCGCCAATTCCAATGTTTGATCCATTGCCAGTGGTGTTGCTGTAAAACAGAGCCGACTGACCAATTGCAACGTGCCCCCCTGTTGTGGTGTTAGACCAAAGAGCCGCTTGACCAAGTGCAACATTACCTTCTCCGGTCGTATTGTTATACGCAGCCTGATGCCCAACGGCAGTGTTGTAGTTGGCGGTGGTGTTGTTTACAAGGGCGTTAACACCCATTGCCACGTTGTATGACCCCGTGGTGTTCAACTGCAAGGCAGATTGACCTACGCCTACGTTGTAGCCGCCCGTAGAGTTTGTGTACAACGCATACCGACCAAAAGCCGAGTTGTATTGGCCTGTGGTGTTGTTGTAAAGTGCAACTTGTCCAAATGCATCGATTGGCCCTCCAGTAGTATTGCTATACCCCGCTTGATAGCCAACAGCAGTGTTGTAAGAGGCTGTGGTGTTGGAGTAGAGGGCTTGAACGCCTTGCGCCACGTTATAACTACCGCTTGTATTTGTGTACAATGCACTTCGACCAACAGCCACGTTTTGGTTGCCTGATGTAAGACCTTGCAGTGATAACTGGCCCAGTGCGGTGTTATACGCACCAGTCGAACCTGAAGCGGCTAGCAGTGCTTGATATCCGAAAGCGTCATTAACGCCACCAGTTGCGTTATAACCTGCTTGGTATCCTACAGCAGTGTTGTTGCTGGCGGTGGTGTTGGAGTAGAGTGCCGTTGCTCCAATCGCCGTGTTGCTGGATCCTGTGGTGTTCTGCGAGTTGGCTTGATGACCCATTGCAGTGTTGTCACTGCCGGTCGTGTTTTTGCCAAGCGCACCATCCGTTGCGCCGGATGTTGACGTGCCAAACGCTGAGTTGCGCGCTCCGGTAGTGTTTGCCTTCAGCGCTTGAGCGCCGAATGCGGCATTGTCGTTGCCGGTGCTGTTGTATAAAGCCTGATAACCAAATGCTGCTACGCCTGTATTAGTTACGCCTGTGTACCCCGCCTGATAACCAACAGCGGTGTTGTTGGAGGCGGTGGTGTTGTTATACATAGCCTGCGCACCAAGCGCAGTGTTGTAGTTACCGGTTGTCGTGTTTCGCAAAGAAAGATATCCGGTTGCAGTATTTTGCTGACCAGACTGCAAACCCGCAATGGCATAATAACCAACAGCAGTGTTATAACTACCAGTTAAAGAAACTGCGTTATTGCCAACAAGTGCAGCAGCACCAACACCTACGTTTTGAATACCGGTAGTGACGTAATATCCTGCCTGTACACCTAGATAGGTGGAATCAGAGCCAGTCGTAATGTTATACCCAGCCTGATAACCCATGGTAGTATTGCCAGGGCCTGTCGTGTTCTTATACCCAGCTTGATACCCTACTGCGGTGTTTGCAGCCCCTGTTGTATTCGCCGCCAGCGCACTCGCACCCACCGCAGTATTGAGGGACACAGCACCTGCGCCACGACCTACGGTGATGCCGTTGATTTGGACTTGAGCGCCGTCCCAGGTTAGCAAAGAAGAGGCGCCAAACGATCCGCTGTTGTTGAATTGAATCTGCGTGTTGGAGCCAGCCGGCGTGCCAGAGTACCCAGACAGACCAGAGTACCCGCTGACACCAGAGTAGCCAGAAATTCCAGAGTAGCCGCTGATGCCAGAAGTTCCTGAATAGCCACTGATGCCAGAGTAACCGGATACGCCCGAGGTTCCTGACGTCCCCGAAGTTCCGGAGGCTCCAGAGTAACCACTTGTCCCTGACGCACCCGAGGTGCCAGAGTAACCAGAAATGCCCGAGTAACCCGAGATGCCCGAATATCCGCTGATGCCCGAGTACCCAGAAATACCAGAGGTTCCCGAGTAACCCGAGGTTCCCGACGCGCCAGAGGTTCCGGAGTATCCGGAGGTTCCAGAGTATCCGGAAGTACCGGATGCGCCTGAATAGCCAGAAATTCCTGAGTATCCCGATACACCAGAATAACCACTGATGCCGGAATAACCCGAAATGCCAGAAGTCCCCGAGTAGCCAGATGTACCCGACGCACCAGAAGTTCCGGAATATCCGGAGGTGCCAGAATAACCCGACGTGCCAGATGCACCCGAATAGCCTGATATTCCCGATGTACCAGAGTATCCGGAAATGCCAGAATATCCGGAGATGCCTGACGTGCCCGAATAGCCTGAAATACCAGAGGTGCCAGAGTAGCCAGAAGTCCCAGACGCCCCAGAGAATCCGGAAGTGCCCGAGTATCCGCTGGTTCCTGAATAACCCGAGGTTCCAGAGTAGCCAGAAATGCCCGAGGTGCCGCTGTATCCGGAGGTTCCAGACACTCCAGACGTTCCAGACGCGCCGGATGTGCCTGAGTAACCGCTGAATCCTGACGTGCCTGATGCACCGCTATAGCCGCTGTAGCCAGAAATGCCAGAGGTTCCAGAGTAGCCGGAGATGCCCGAGAAACCAGAGGTTCCTGAAAAGCCCGAGGTGCCAGAATAACCCGACACACCAGAGAAGCCAGAAACACCAGACGCACCCAGTGTATTGGTCCAGGATCCGTTGACATACCCCTCGAATTGGTTCAGTTCAGAGTTGTAACGGAAGGCGCCATTGGGTCCAACAGTGCGCTGATCCGTGGTGCCAGAGGGCATCGTGACGGAACCGGTTCCAGGCAAAACGGGATTGTTTGCCAAACCAACAGTGACAGGTCCAGCAATACCATTGCCATTGGTGACGCTTGTCTGACTTCCAACGCCTTGAACAAACGTGGAGGACACCGATCCACCACTGGTCAAAGTCAGCAAGCCGTTGCCGCTGGCGTTGGCAAAGTTCAGAATCTGACCGCTCAAACCGATCGTGGGGTTGCCAGAGATGCCAGAGCCATTGGAGATCTGCAAACCAACGCCAGAGATTTGGATTGACCGGTTGACTACCGTACTACCAGTATCCTTCACAATGAAGCCTGTAGAGGCTGCATTGAGGCTTGCCGCGGCACCGGTGAGGGCAAGGTTCAGGGTTGACTGCGGACCACCGTCAGTGATACTGATACCGGGCTGGGCAGACAGACTGCGCGAATTGGGGAGCGTCGGCTCCTGGTTGACCGTGATGAACGTCTGCTGCTGGTTGGGAGACCCAGCAATTGCCGCCGTTGTAGTTCTTACGGTGATGCCATCTTGGACGACAGGAACTTGCTCGTTCCCGGTCAGAGGGAGAGCGGCAGGCAGTTGGGTTATCTGTACGTTTGGCATCAGTCAGGTATCCGGGTTTGATTTGGCGATACTGCAACACCGTCGAGGTTGCCGTTATTTTCGGGCGTATCGGTGTTGCCTTCAGTGGAGATTACAAAAGCTCCTTGATCTTGGGTTGCGGTCATGTCATTGGGGTTGAGCGCAACACTCACATCTGGACGAGGAAAACGCAAGTTGATGCGCTCAGTCTTCCTTGCCGGCAAGCGGTATGGATCTTTCTCGTCGGCACATCCACGAGCCTCACACACCCGCAAACCAGGGAAGTTGGGATCGGGGATCAGCGTGGAGTAGGGCACCTTCATCTTGCACCGATCGCACACTGCGATGGCGATTTGAGAGTAGCCCAGTGTGTCGAGGAACCGGGGCATGGCTTACCTCGTGTAGACGCCGATATTCGGGGCGTAATAGATCGGTGAGCGATCGCGCTCTTCCTGCTCGGCTTGAGCCAGATACTTCTCAGCCTGCCCCTCAAGGTAGGTGATGCGGTCCACAGCCACGCCAGGAAGCTCCAGAGCCATGCGGTGAGACAGCATCATTTGCACAGCCTCATACCAGCGTGTGGGGATCTCCAGCTCGTTGGTCAGGTCACCCACATCCATGATCTGCTTGGAGTACCAGACCACCATTTGAACGAATGGGTTGTCAGGCACCGGCCACAGGTTGATCGTAGCCTGGGGAATCGTGCGGTTGAACCAGAACTGATACGGCTGGTTGGCTGTGAAGTTCTGGTTGGGCAAATTTGTGTAGTCGTCGCGGTTCAGGCGCGCCATGGGGATCTGGCGGCTCATGTTTCCAACGTAAAACTCGCGCACCTGCAGCGTATTGCCGCCGGTTTCGCGCATCCGGTAGTATTGCATCGTTGCACCGGGGTCAATGTCGTACCAGAGCCACTGATAATCGACCCAAGTCTCAACTCCGCAGTCTTTCAGCGTCTTCCAAGTGGTTCCATCATTGGAAACTTCCAGCAAAATGTGGAAATCACCCGAAACACCGGGCGAAATACCAATTGAACCGGCATAAACGCTGTTGTCGGTGCCAAAATCAATCATGATGTTGCCGTTGGGGGACGTTTGAATGTCAACAGTCTCAATGTTGTTGTCAAAAGCGTTGGCAACCTGCCCAGAAGAGGCTGTATAGCCGCCTGTGGAGTTCGGGGTGGGTCGCTCCATCGTCCGATACAGCGCATTCAGCACATCATTGCCGCCAACAGGCAGCAAATACTGGAATTGGTCGGGGTTCAGACCATAAACCTTCTTGTCAATCGCCCAATATTGGATGCCAATGTTGATCAGCGACTGCAAAATCATGAACAGCGACTCGCGCGCCGACACAACTTGCTCAGAAGTCAGCTCTTCAGCCAGTTTTCCAGCACGACGAGCGCCGTGATCAATGAAAGTCTGGACGTTGAAGACCTGATTCCCGTATGTTTCGCTGTACGCCATGGGCTACCTCACCATCCTGGACAATTCCAACGCTTCAAAGAAGCCTTGGCGCGGGGTGCATCCCCCTTTGAATGCTCGACAACACCCGACATGCGGGCGCAGAAGCTGTCTTTGCGTGCACCACCTTGAGGTTGCGGCGCCTTCAAGTGGCTTCCGGTCTCGCGGTTGTACTTTGCACGACCTTTGGCGGTCAATCCTGCACCCTTTTCGACCGACAGCTTCTCGCCTCGACCGACAGCCAGGGACACGCCACCCTTCTTCATTTTGGCTGTTTTGGCGGATTCTCTGAAGGCTTCGGCGGTAGGAGCACCTTTAGAACCCGGTTTGCGCATCTTTTCACCAGAGCCTTCAGCGATTCGCTGACGCTTTGCATTGATATTGGCATACAAACCACCTTCCTTGAACTTCTTGCCCTCATCGGCTCGGGCAAACTCTTTGCCGACCTTTTGGGGCACGCCACCAAAGCCACCCTTGGTGTGGGCGGCGGCTTCCATCAAACGATGCTGAGCGGCGGATTTGCTGGGCATGATGATCAACCGCAGAAAATGGTGATTGCAGCGCCGGTCGGCAAAATGACATAGACATCAGTTGAGAACCGAATACCGTTACCGGGCAACAAGGTTGCAATCACGGCAGTGTTGGTTGTGATGTCAAGCTCAAGCAACAATGTGCCGCTGACGCCGCCATCGCGCAGTTCAATCGTGCCAGCAGAGCCACCGGGTTTGATCTGATAGCCAGCCAAGTTGGTGGGGCCACCATAAATTGAGCCGCTTGCGTTGGCATGTTTTGAAAAAATGTTCGTCAACGTAGACATGAAATTCTCCAGATAGAAGCGGGGGCCGTAGCCCCCACTCGGTTCAGCACTTCACAGCGCCGCCACGCTTTTTGGCGGTCATTGAACGCACTTTCTCAGCTTCTTTGTTGGTGACGGCACCAGACGATACATCCGGTTTGTTGCCTGCACCACCAAAGAAACCTTTGATGCGGTCGATTGCACGCCCAGGCGCCCCAAGAATGGTGTCACGCATGGCTTCGTTCTCTTTCTTTTGGTCAGAGTAGAAGCGGTCATACGCGCCCTTGGACAGGTCTTCAGTGCTTCCGGAGTCGCCTCCTACTGACATCTTCTTGACCTTGCCACCTTTCTTGAAGGTGCCCGACAGAGCAGTGATGCTCACAGGGGCAGAGGGTTTTTTACGACCCTGGGGCATCTTATCGACGTTCCCAGTATCGTTCACCGCCCCACCCCTAGCGTACTTTTTTGAGGCACCGCCTTCGCAGTAACCGCCGTCATTGCCCAGCTTGACACCGCCGGTCTTCGTGCCCGATTTGCCCGGAGGCGTACCGACCACGTTGTTCTCGGCATACTTCATCACAGAGCCACCGTCTTTGTATCCGGCAACCTTGTTCAGCTTGATGTCGCCAGTCTTGGCGGAAACAACGTCCTTCTTGCCACCGTTGTGCATCTTGGTATTTTTGTACCCTTCAGCACCACGAGCAGATGCGGACTCAGGAATGATGCCGCTCTTGGAGATCGCGCCACCCTTCTTGAAGCCACCTTGACCCATCACCACACCGCCGGTCTTGAGACCTTTGTGGGCTTTGGATGCGGGCTTGGACTCATGAGCCTTCAGCTCTTTGCCCACGCCTTTGATGGCTTTCATTTCGGCTTTGTGTTCGGCTTTGGATTCGCCGCCCTCTTTCATCACCGCGGGAGCGGGAGATGCCATCGGGGGGACAGCCATTGCGCGACGACGAGCCGCCAGGGGCGGACGAGCCGGACGAGCGGCAGGAGCCATGTCACCACGACCGGGCATACCGCCGGACATTGCGGGAGTGATCCCGCCATCCATCATGTGAGGCATGGACTTGTGGCCATTCTCACCTTTGCCCTTCATGGAAACGTGACCACCCTTTTTCAATTTGAGTTCCACCGTAGGTTCGGTGGTCATCATCTTGACCATAGGTTTGAATTGCCCCATCGCGGTCACCTTCAGCCTTTCTGAGCATAGACCACGGTGAAGCGGTAAATGCCTTGGGTTGTGGCGATCGTGCCGTTCGGGTCAACAGTCAGGTAGACGCCGGTGTTTGCACCAACGTCAGCCATCGCAGCCAACTGAGCGGCAGTGAAGGACAAAGCGGCGCGACCGCCACCGATCACATCAGTTGCAGACAGGTACTGAGTACCAGCAGCGGCTGTGCCAATCGTTGCGTTGATCGCGGTTGCAGTGCCGCCACCGACCGTCTCGTTTTGCACTTGATCAATGAAGAAATCAACGATCTGCGAACCCGAGGGGATGGTGACACTGGTGCTGGATGCCGAACCGTCTGCGTTGGTGGTAACGGTCGAAGTCTGCATCATGACGACGAAGCCGCCGTCGGTGGTGTCAGTCAACGTACCGGAACCTGCGCGCAGGGCCGAGCCAAAATATGTCTGAGACATCTTCTCTACTCCTTAGAAGCGGGGGGCCGAAGCCCCCCAGTGAGGCTTAAACGCCAGGAGTGCCGTACATTGCACGCCAATCGGTGAAGCCGACGTCGTAACGCTCGGTCGCCTTGTAGCGCATGGTGTCGGTCTCGAAGTCGCCTTCCATGGTCTTCTCCAGACGACGACGCATCAGCAGCTTCATGCCTTCCGGTGCATCGGTCTGAACCCACCATGCAGTGGCGCTGGTCAAACGCGACAGAACAGCGGCACCCTCGTCCAGCAAGCCGATCGACTTGATGGGGTTGATGTCGTTGTTGGCGTTGCCAGCACGCAGCACGCTCTTCAACAGCACTTCGGCTTGGAAGACGTTGCCAGGAGCGACCACCAGTTGGCGGGGCACCAGACGGATCTTCTTGCCGTTGTTGTCCACAGCCTGACGGATCTGGATCAACATCTGCTCAAGAGAGGTCTGAGACAGGTTGGCGGCGGTGGACAGCAGGTTGCTGGCCGTGCCGTTCACGATCGGGTGCGAGGCGCTGTTCAGCGCAACACCGTCGCCACCAGCCGTAGCACCGCCGGTGAAGGCGTTGTTCAGCACGTTGGCAGACAGGGTTTCCTTGGTCTCAATCAGGGACTGAGCCAAGTGACGGGCATAGACCTGACCGATACGGATATGGTCGCCGTCCTCAACCAGCACTTTGGTCAAGGCGAAGGCGAGGCCATACACCGAGTACACATAGCGCTTGAGGAACAACACACCACCCTGCTGATAGGTCACCGGAGTGCCATCAGGCAGAAGCGGGGCGGCGCCAAATCCATACAGGACCGGCTCTTCGTGGTAGTTACGGGGAATGCCTTCTTGTTCGCGGAAAACGCGAGACCATTCATCGGCACGTTGGTCATAGACGCCATCGAAACACTCGTTGAGGATAGGCTCAACGATTGAACGAAAGTCAGTACTGCGCATTGGAGCGGCCATGGTTTAGTCCTCCTTAGAGAGCCACCGGGTAGGCGGCAGTGTTGGCGGCAGTGTAGATCTCAGCGAACTGATGCTTGGCTACTGTGGCGCGAACGATGGTGTAAGAATCTCCCCAGGCATTGCCGGGGTACGGAGCCAGATCAACAATTCGCATTTGACCTTGACCATTGGCGCCTTTCAGCGTCGAGGACAGGGTGGCTTGCGACAAACCGGTGACGTTGGAGCCAGCGGTCGTGTTGCTCAGGTCGGCTTGGTCGCCGATGGCGGATTGAGCCACGGAGCCGTCAGCCTGGATTTCGTACACGATGTTGGGATCGTTGTAGAAATAGGCGATGCACGAACCGGTCTGGTATGCCGTGGAGGCAGGCCAGTAGTTCGAGACACGACGACGACCAGTGGTGTCGGTCCACTCGACGCCATCAAAGGCGCCAACAAAAGCATCACCAGCAGCGGCGGGCACCACGGTGCCGTTCGAGCTGTCATACTTCACGGGTTGACCTTTCAGGATGTCATATCCATAGGTCGAGGCGATACCGCCAGCAAGCGCTTGTGCGCGATCCAGACCAGAGGGATGGAACGCGGGGCGCATGCCGAACGGAGCAGAGGTAGAACTCATAGTAACTCCTTGTTACCCCTCAAAAATCGGGGCGTTGTGGGCTTGCTGTTTGTCAATGTTGCCCATACCGTCGCCTTCCACCTGCACAAGAGGTCTGCCACGCGAATCCCGCTGACCTTGCAGGTCTTCAAGACGCAACTTGATCTTCTCAGCCTCTTCGCGGGGGGCTTCGTAGTGGAGTTGAGTCATGACTTCCTGGTAGACATCCATCGGGAGTTTGAACAGAAGCATCTCGTTACAAGAGATTTGACCAACATGCTCTCCAGCCTTGAGCTTGTAATTCTGGAACCCAGGCAAATCGTCCGCCATTACAGGGACGTAGCCGAGCCGAATTCGCTTGTCAATTGTGTCGTAAGCATTGGTGGTTGAAAGCCAGCATACATGCCATCCGGGGATTTCCGGGACTTTGGGCAACGCTGATTGCGTCCATTCATCGCTCCACATCTTTCGACGTTCTTGCGCTGACATGAACTTTTCCTCTGGAGCCTGACGCGACAAATCTTGCGAAGATCTTTGCTCACGACCGCCAGCGGAGAGGGATTTTTTAAGACGTGATTCCATGTTCGTATTCCTTATGCTTTACGTTGTTTGGCGAAATAGCCGGCGATGATGCGGTCTCGTGCGGATTTGTTTTCCCACATACCCGCGTCCTTGATCGATCGCACCAGCTCGGGCGGGATCGTCACGCTCTTCGGGTTAGAGCCACCAAACTTTTCGCGGCCTGTACTTGTCACAACTTGCCTCGGTCTACGAGATGGATTCTCGTCACTGTCGTCATTGTAGAGGTGGGGCGCACGTTTTGACAAGCGCCGATCCAACTCTTTCCAGTATTCTTTCGTCGAAGGGTTCCAGCCTTCTTTAACCATGCGCTGATCAATCGCCTTGGCAATCAACGTATCCTCGTCATCGCCGTCGGCGTTGTACCAGGGATTGCGGTCAATCCAGTCATTTGCATGACGTTGCATCTCCCGCGTCGCCTCGTCCATCGGAGCGTTCTGCGGAGCTTTAACAGCCTGTTCTTTAACAGACTTGAGAGCCTCTGCATTGCGGCGCGCCTCGTACCACATCTCCTGGGCTTTGATCATCGCCTGACCGTCGCCGGCTTGGGTAGCCTCCTCGACCTTCATCTTGGCGTATTGGATCTTCAGCTCGGAGTCCTCGATTGCCTTGTCCAGGCGACCCAGTTCTGCGCTGTGGGTGCGGCGCTCTGTGACAGCCAGTCGCTCCTGGAACTGCTGGAGCTGTTTCTCCAGCAACTGGATGCGGCTGTCTTTCTCCTCGATCGTGCGCTTCTCAAGCTCACGACGGGCTTTGCGTTTGGCTCGACGCTTGGCGCGGAGGTTCTCCAGCTCCTCGTCGTCTAAGCCCTCTTCTTCGGCGGCATCAGCGGCATTTTGCGCCTCACCACCTTCGGCATGACCTTCGTCACCCTCTTCTTTAACAAAATCATCAGGAAGCTCGACAACAGCGGAGCCGTCGCCCTCTTCTTTGATGTTCAGGTCAATTTCTTTTTCGTTTGCGTTTTCAGTTGCCATGTTTTCCTCACAAGAAAGCCTTCATTGCCAGAGGATCACCAGTCACCGTAGCGATGACTTCGTGGTCGTTCAGGATCATGAAGAGTGCAGGTTCTTCCAGATCATCCTCACCGGGGACTTTGACCTCCCAACGGTCTCCGCCCCACTTGGGGACACGGATGTAGTCGCCAACCTCACACCAGGAGCCTTCCGGCCAGCCTTGCATGGTGTCGCGGTTCTTGAATGCAAGCGGTCCAATTGCGATGACCTTAGCCACCATGTTGTTCCACTTCTCTGTTTCCTTGGTCTCTTCGACCAAGATGATCCCTGCGCTTGTTGCCTTCTTTTTTGCGCGGCGAAGCTGCACCAAAATGCGCCCGCCAAGAGGTTTAGCACCGGGTTCTACGCTCGGAAAAGCCCAAGCCAACTCAGCTTCGTTAAAAGCTACCGGTTCATTCATCATCACGATTGTCTTCCTTGATAAAGTTCTCAATGATTTGCAGAGCCTCTTGTAACCCTGCGTAATGTCCGATCATGCGTTGATAAGTCTCCCAGTTAGCGGCATTTCCAGCGGCAAGGGAGGCGGCTATGTCAGCCTGCCGAGACTTATACGCACCGATCAGGTCTCCAAGTGTGTGCATTTTTATTTTTTCTTGGCTTGTGACAGACCTCCTTGGGGTTTTGCGGGTGCTTGACCGCTGGTTTTCAGGGAAGTGCCATCAAGTTTCTCGCCGGCGGCGATACGCTTGTGCATGGGC